TGCTGGTGCTCTATCCAACGGGCTCAGTTGGCTGAATTCTTCGCTGGGGTTGGCCGAGGGGGAAAATGACGACTCAACTGCGGCATTGGAAGCCAGGCTTGCCGGGCTGAAGGCACGCCTGTCGGCAAGCGAAAGCAACGCTGCCGCCACCGGTGAGGAGACCCGGGCGAACAAGGAATTGATCGCTGTCCAGAAAGAGCTGGACCAGCAGATGGACAACCTGAACCCGCTCGCAAAGCGTAAGGATGCCTACAAGAAGCTCAACGATCAGTTCAAGACACTTTATGAGAACGCCGAAAAGACTGGCCAGAAGTCGGCGCTGCTGGATGGTGTTCAGTTTGACGGGAATAAGTTTTCCGGTGGTGCCTACGACCAGCTGCGCAAGGCAATTGACGAGCAGAAAAAGGATCCCAAGTCAGCGACAGGCAGCGTCGATCTATCTGGTTTTAATGATTCGAAAAATGCGCTCGGCGTCGTACTTGCCGAGTACAAAAATGCTCAAAAGGATCTGGAGGCCTCGCAAAAGGCTGGGCTGATCTCGCAGGCAGATTATCTTCAAGCGCGCGAGGCCATGATCGGCAACGAGCGCGACGAGGTCACTGCCGCGTATGAGGCTGAGATCGCTGCACTGGAAGCAGCCAAGAGCAAGGCAGGCACATCAGCAGCGCAGCGAATTCAGCTTGACCAGAAAATCGCCGACGCGCGGGCTGCCATGGTCAAGGTTCAGCAGGACGCTGACACCGAACTGAGCGTGCTGGCGAAGAACGAAGAAGGCCGGCTGAAGAAGCAGACCCTGGCGGTCAATACTTACACCAGTGCACTGCAGCAGCAAGTCGACACGCTACGCGATCAGGGTCGAAGAGCAGCAGCAGGCATTGGCCTGGGTGATCGCCAGCGCGATCTGATGAGTCAGCAGAACGGCATCGATGATCGCTTCAACCAGCAGAAGCTCGAACTGGCGAATCAGTACGGCGATGGCTCGCGTGGCATGAGCCTCGACGAGTACACGCAGAAGCTGGCTGCACTGAAGGCAACGCAGCAGGATCTGCATGACACAGTTCAAGCCAACTACGACGAGATGACAGCAGCCCAGGGCGACTGGAGTGCCGGTGCATCGTCGGCGTGGCAGAACTATCTGGAGTCAGCGCAGAACGCGGCTGGGCAGACCAAAAGCCTGCTCACCAATGCGTTCAGTTCGGCAGAGGACGCTGTAGCCAGCTTCGCCATTAACGGCAAATTCTCGTTTTCTGACTTCACCAAATCGGTGTTGGCGGATATGGCGAAGATCGCCACTCGGCAGGCGACTTCTCAAGGGCTCAGTGCTTTGTTCGGTGTCGCTGCATCAGCTGCCGGTTCGTATTTTGGTGGTGGCGGGAATGGTCTCGCGGCCGGCTCTGCTGGAGCCGTTTCATCGGATCTCGGCGCATCGCAAGCCGGTTACTCCGGTGTCGACTTTTCCGGATACCGGGCTGCTGGCGGACCCGTTGCGCCGAACTCTTTGTACGAAGTCAACGAGCTGGGTCCGGAGCTATATAACGAGGGCGGCCGGTCGTTCCTGATGACCGGTGCCAACGGCGGTAGTGTCACGCCGCTGACCACCGGCGGCGGGCCCGCACTGGCCGCAATGTCCGGTGGTGGCGGCAACACGTACAACTTTCCGGTGGCGGTCTCGGTGCAGACATATGGGGGCGACGGGGCGGGTGTTTCGCAAGAGACAACCAACCAGCTTGGCAAGAGCATCCAGCAGGCAGCCAAAACCGAAGCGGAAACTGCGATTGCCAGAGCGTTGCAGCCGGGCGGATCAATCTGGCGCCTGACAAATGGGAGGGCCTGATGGCCATCGAGAAATTCACCTGGCCAACCGAGCGCGGGGAAACACCCGATATCAACTATCGGCTGCGCACCTCGAAGTTCGGCAATGGCTACGCGCAAAACGTCGGAGACGGACCGAACAACAAGGAGGACTCGTACCCGGTTACCTGCGTGGGTCAAAAGGCCAAGGTGTTGGAGATCATGAAGTTCCTCGACCGGCATGCCGGAGCGAAGGCGTTTCTCTGGACAACACCGCTCGGCGAACTCGGTCTGTTCACTTGCAAAAATCCTGCTCCCACACCAATGGGCGGCGGCGTCTTCAAACTCACCGCCACTTTCGAACGGGCATTCCAACCATAAGGGGCAATCATGCCGCTGATCAGTGACATCCAGGTGCTTGAGCCTGGCAGCGAAGTGCTGCTCTTTGAATTGGACGGCACGGATTACGGCGCGGACGTGCTGCGCTTCCACGGGCACGCGATACCGCACACGGCGGCCGAGTTGATCGCCGCCGGCGACAACGCGGACCAGTTGCCGGCGAAGGCGATTTATTGGCAGGGCAACGAGTACAGCGCCTGGCCGATGCAGATCGAAGGCATCGAGGCGAACGGCGACGGCACGGCGGTGCGGCCAACGCTGTCGGTCGGCAACGTTAACGGGCGCATCACTGCGCTCTGTCTGGCGTTCGAGGATCTGCTCGAGTTCAAGCTGACCATGCGTCACACGCTGGGCACGTACCTGGACGCGGCGAACTTCCCGGCCGGCAACCCTACGGCAGACCCTACCCAAGAGACGATCGAGGTCTGGTACATCGACCAGAAGACGAACGAGGACGGGGAAACGGTCAGCTGGGAGTTGGCTAGCCCGGGCGACGTCGGTAACGAGTCCATCGGCCGGCAGGCTACGACGCTTTGCCACTGGTGCCTCACTGGCGGCTATCGCGGGCCGAACTGCGGCTACACAGGCCCGTACGTGACCAAGGACGGGGTCGTCACCGATAACCCGGAACTGGACGAATGCGACGCCACGCTGGGCAAGGGATGCATCCCACGCTTCGGCGAGGGCAACCCGCTGTCATTCGGTGGGATGCCCGCTGTTTCACTGATCGCACGGAGCTGACATGCGCAAACACATTCTCAACGCGATCCATGTGCACGCGGCGGCCGAGTACCCGAAAGAGTGCTGCGGGCTGCTGCTGGCTGTGGGCCGCAAACAGCAGTACTACCCGTGCCGCAATGTCTCGACCGAGCCAAACGAAGAGTTCCGAATCGACCCAGAGGAATACGCGGCGGCCGAAGACGTAGGCGAGGTGATCGGCGTGGTGCACTCGCATCCGGACGCCACCAGCCGACCGTCTCCGCGCGACCTGGCCATGTGCGAGGCGACAGGCATGCCGTGGCACATCCTGAGCTGGCCTGAGGGCGATCTGCGAACCGTTATGCCTACCGGTGAGGTGCCGCTGCTCAAGCGCCCATTCGTACACGGCGCCTGGGACTGCTGGCAAGTCTGTGCAGACTGGTACAAGCGCGAATGGGGGCTGGAGTTCGAAGCCTTCAAGCGCTCTGACGGCTGGTGGGAGAGCAAGGACAACACCAGCCTGTACGAGGCGAACTACGAAGCCGCCGGCTTCTACGGGGTCGACCAGCCGCAGCGCGGCGACATGATCGTGATGGAAGTGGGGCGGACGGTTTACCCAAACCATGCCGGAATATTCCTCGGCTCTGATCCTGCGTTGCCGGGTGAGGATGCCGCGACATTCGGCCCCGGGCCTTTCCTGCTGCATCACCTGTACGGCAGGCCGTCAGAGGTCATTGTCTTTGGCGGGCCATGGCTCGATCGAACTCGCCTGATCCTCAGGCACATAAATGCACAACCAACCAAATGCGCGGAAACGCGCCGGAGAGCAACATGAATCAGCCATTTGCGCGAACTGAAGATGGAGGCGTTTTTATCAGCGATGCGGTACTGAAGTCTCAAGCAATCGTTTCGGCTGTCGGAGTTTCACTGCCGTCCGACTTTGCAGAAAAGTCGCAAGAAAAAGCCGACCTGCTGGAGCGTCGGCTTTCAAGGCTTGAACAGGCCTTGGGACTTGAGCCTATTTGTGCCCGGTGAAAAAATCTGAGATCGTCTTTGGGTTAGGTCTTACCGGCCCGTTCTTCGGCATCCCCTCTGCAACCTGCAAAGCAAATACTCGCGCGGCCTCAATGCCGTCTTTTCCGGCGACGGATGCTAGTTGGCTTGCCAGTCCGGCAATCACGCAATTCAAGTTTTGAAGATCGGAGCCATGAGCGTTCACAGCATCAATAAGTTGCTTGTTCAGGGCCTTCTGTTCTTCATCCATGTCGATTGACCTCCAGGTCATTAAGGCGCCGAAATTGGCGCAATCCCAGTCCTTGGGCTTGCAGGCAAAGGACTGGGGTTCGATTACCTCGTTTTCGTGCGGGCAACAAGCTTCCATCCAATACCCGTAGTTGAGTTGTGCTGATGGGTGTTTTGTGGCGGGAATGGCTGCCCTTGATTCGAGGTGATTTCATCGCCGCAGCCGGTGCATCGGTAGATGCCTGATACCGGTACCGTAGCTCCGATGGCGTGTGTAGTGCCCCATAGATCACCGCGTAGCAAGCTGACGGTCGGCTGCTCTTCCAGAAAATACTGCGATGTCTCTTTCGTGAAATACGGCATGATCAGTTCACCGCTTTGAAGGGAGGCATAACGCTACTACGATGGGATCCAACCCAGCTACTGGGCTTTCGTCCACGCTGGATGGGCGCACAGCTTGGCGAAAATCATAATCGGTTTATGATGGCTTTTCGCTTTCTCAAGGATTGGAGTCATGGCCTTTCGCATTCGGAAAAGTTTCAAAGTCGCCCCAGGCATTCGCCTCAATGTCAGCAAGAGCGGCCTCAGCACATCGATAGGCGGAAAAGGCGCGACGGTGAATCTGAGCAAGCGTGGGACGAAGGTAACGAGCAGCCTTCCGGGAACTGGGCTTTCGTCATCCAAGCTGTTTGGCGGAGCGCAGAGTGGCGTTGCTAAAACCGCGCCTACACCTATGTGGGCGCACATTGTCACATGGCTGATAATCGCCGCTGTGCTCTGGGCAATCTTCGGCTGAGCAAAGCCCAGATCCTACGCTGGGCTTCCTTGCTGACAGTTGCTAAACGCTCGGCCGATAGGATTCGGAATGCAAATCCCATGTTCGCTGATTCTGATAGCAGAGGTGAAAGTCGAATTCAGGGTGACGGAGATGCACCTTTGGGAGGCTTCCATCGAAATCATCAATGAGTGCTGCAAAATACTTGGCGCCTAAATACACTCCGGTGATTGCCGCTGCGGGTATGACGAAATCCTGGAATTTTACTTGAGGCGTGTAATCAATTCGGCGAGCTACCCGGATTTCCTCTTCATACGACCAGTGAAGCGACTTGTAGAGAAAAAGCCGCTCGAGCATGAGCCTGTTATGTTGAGAGGATATTTCGTCATGATAGGGAAGAAGGTCGCTGTCTAGGCTTGGGCGGACAGTCGTGTAGATGGCGTTGCCCGAACTGGCTGCGATTATATTGGTGGTCTCGCACTCCAAGCCTGCCGCCTCGCTGTCTATCGCGATCACCCCTCCAATGTGGTTTTGTCCATAATGGGCCCACATAAGCGGATTAAGCGGATTGCGGGTCAAAGACAAAACGCCTATGGCATTTCTTATCGCGAAAAGCCTATCAGCGTTGGTGGACCCGACTGTTCTGATATTCAACCCTTCATTTGTCGATTCCGCCGATGCGGCGCAATCGAAAGGATCGTTGAAATTAACCGGCTTAGTGAACCTAATTGTCCGGTTGCTCAGACATGCTTCCAGTCCGGCTAGGGTCATGTATTTGTAGACGATCATGAATGCTCCTCGTGTTTTTTTGTTCTGAAGAAGCCCAGGATGCCTAAAGTCGCCTCCGCGATATGGGATTCGGCGAACGACAATTTCCAACAGGCGTCGCCGGAAGCGCGCGGTCCTTCAGCTCAGCGTAATTCTTCGCCCGCGGCTAGGCCATCTGCGGGGGCAAACATATCGAGAAGCATCCGGTCATGTGCTTTCTGAGTAACCGAGTAAACCATGCATCGATCTAGCAGGATTGTTTTCATGCTGCGAGCTGAGGCCAAGTGCCTGGGCTCGACGGAAATTGTCGCCGTCCTGCCGCTCCGTTTATCGGTTACTTCCAGGTTGTACCGGCCAATTAAGCCGTCTTCCCGTTGCGAGTGGCCTAGGCATTTGAGGGTGAGAGTCGATTCTGACACGTGGTATCCAATGGCTATAATTTGTTCAGAAGATCGGCAAAGGCCCAAAGCATGGTGCCTACCGAGGCCACCACGAATTCATGCTTTTGAATTTTTTTGGATATGGCGCTACGAATAACTTCGTTAGCAAAAATTAGACGACGCGCATGCTCTTTTTCTGAAATTTCGTTGATGTGCAGTTCGCTTGTTTCGCTGGTTACTCCGTACAAATGGGCCCGCCTTTTTACCTGCATCAACACAACTTCGGCTGTGACACCTTCGGCAATGCCTATGATTTTTTTGACGTACCTTTCAAGAATACCCGTTACCTCGAATATCATCGCCATGCAGACGAGGAACGCTCCGAACCTCGCAAGCCACGTCCAATCTCGCGTCCAGAAGCTGATTCCGATTCCAAATGCAAGGACGACTGTCACGAGTAGATATGCTGCCGCTAGATAACGCTTTGGAATGTTGAATCCTATAGCTGCCACATCATCAATGTCTCTCATGTATTTCCTGCGAACCTCGCATCCGTTCTGGCGTGATGTGAGTCTAGCCAACCAGTTGGTTCGCTTCCTCTAGTCCGATGATATCTTGCATCCTTTCCCACTGGAGTGACCTGCATGAAATTGATCGTAGGAGCGCTGGCGTTGGCGCTGCTGGCGGGGTGTTCATCGCCTTCTGACCTCATGTCTGAAGCGCCGGCGATTACTGTGTCCTCTGCAAAAACACCGAAAGCCTTCGCGCTCTGTGTCTTCCCTGCTTGGCAAGAGCACAACTCAAATGCCAGCATGAGTGAAACAGCCACCGGTTACCGCCTGGTCAACGGATTTGCCCAGCAGACAGACGATGTGCTGGACATCAGCCATGCGAAAGCTGGGAGCGTGGCAAAACTCTATCAGCGGGTCGCATGGTCTCAAATTGGACGGGGATCCTTGCGAGACTCAATTCAGAAGTGCAAATGAATACAAGACCGCCGAAAGGCGGTTTTTTTATGGAAGGAGAAAATTGTGGCCGCCATTACCGGCATGACAACCATCAAGCTGTCGGGCTCTCTTGCGCAGAAGTTTGGCAGGTCTCACGCCAAGAAAATCGATTCGGGTACATCCCGCGAAGTCTTCAAGGCCATGAGCTGCACTGTCGAAGGCTTTGAGGCGGAGATCAAAAGGCTTGCCGCTCTGGGGATGCGTTTCGCAGTTTTTCGAAATCGGGTGAATGTTGGTGAAGCTGAGTTGGATCTTGGTGGGACCAGAGAGATTCGAATCGTGCCCGTTGTCGAAGGGAGCAAGCGCGCTGGCGTTCTGCAAACTGTCGTTGGTGTTGTGCTGTTAGCGATTTCCTACGCGCTTCCCTTTACTGCACCCTATTTGACGCCCGCCGGTATTGGCCTTATCGCCGGCGGCGTAATCCAAATGCTCAGCCCCCAAGCCTCAGGCCTGAAACAGAGCGCCTCCCCCGAGAACGCCCCGTCCTACGCCTTCGGCAGCGCCAAGAACACCACGGCTAGCGGCAACCCGGTCCCGATCTGCATCGGCCGGCGTCGGTGGGGTGGAATGATCATCTCGGCGTCTATCTACGCCGAAGACAAAACGTAAGCAGGACAGCAACACACCAACCGCCCGTGAGGCGGTTTTTTTATGTCTGGAGGAAAGCATGGGCGCAGCGGAACAGATTGAGGTCTACGGCGAGAAGGGCGGCAGCAGCAAGCCGAAGTCACCGGTTGAAGCCAGCGACAGCCTGCGCTCGACCAACCTGGCGAAAATTCTAATCGCTGTGGGTGAAGGTGAATTTGATGGCGTCCCGACCGATTACGACATCTACCTGGACAACACACCGATTCGCGATGCTAGCGGCAATTACAACTTCCCGAACGTGAAATGGGACTGGCGCCCGGGTTCTGTGGATCAGACCTACATACCTGGCATTCCGGCGGTGGAGAACGAAACTTCGCTGAATGTGGAGCTTCGCAGCGATGCGCCGTGGGTGCGCTCGATCACCAACACCCAGTTGTCAGCGGTGCGTATGCGCTTCGCGTGGCCGGCACTGCAACGGTCTGACGACCAAGGTAATGTCGGCGGTTACCGCATCGAGTATGCGATTGATGTGGCCACCGATGGCGGCGCCTATCAGCAGGTTTATCCCGGTGCTGTCGACGGGAAGACCACCACGCGCTACGAGCGCTCTGTCCGTGTTGAATTGCCGGACGCCACCACCGGCTGGCAGATCCGCGTGCGCCGCCTCACGCCGAACCAGAACAGCAACAAGATCGCCGACACCATGCTGATCGCCGGCATCACTGAGATCATCGACGCCAAGCTGCGCTACCCGAACACCGCGCTGCTCTACATCGAGTTCGACGCTGAGCAATTCACCAACATTCCGGCCGTGACCGTGGAGTGCAATGCCCGGCGCTGGATGGTGCCGAGCAACTATGACCCGATCCTGCGTACCTATACCGGGACGTGGGATGGCTCGATGAAGTCGGCGTGGACCAACAACCCGGCGTGGATCACATACGGCATCTGCACGAACGAAATGTTTGGCCTGGGCAAGCGCATCAAGCCGTTCATGGTCGACAAGTGGGAGCTGTACCGGATCGCCCAGTATTGCGACCAGCTGGTGCCGAACGGGCTGGGCGGTCAGGAGCCGCGCTTCCTCTGCGACATGAACCTGCAGGGTAAGGCCGATGCCTGGTCGCTCCTTCGGGATATCTCGGCCATTTATCGGGGCATGACGTATTGGGCTCAGGGGCAGTTGGTGATGCAGGCCGACATGCCGCGCGCGCAGGACTTCGATTACGTCTTCACCCGGGCAAATGTCATCGACGGGAAGTTCTCGTACGGCAGCGCCTCGGCGAAGACCCGATATACCCGTGCCCTGGTCAGCTACGACAATCCGGCCAACAACTACGACACCGACGTCATCCCGTTCGCCGATCTGGAGCTGCAACGTCGCTACGGCGACCGTCCGACCGAGCTCAGCGCGATTGGCTGTACCCGCGCATCCGAGGCGCAGCGCCGAGGAAAGTGGGCGATCCTCAGCAACAACCAAGACCGCACCGTGTCGTTCAAGACCGGCATGGAAGGAGTGATCCCGTTGCCGGGTCACATCATCCCCGTGGCGGACTCGCTTCTGGCGGGGCGGGAGGTTGGTGGACGTATCGCGTCGGTATTGGGCCGCGTGGTAACGCTCGATCGTGACACGCAGGCGAAGGCCGGCGATCGCCTGATCATCAACTTACCTGGTGGTCGCGCCGAAGGCCGCACTGTGCAGAGCGTCAACGGCCGCGCCGTGACCGTTACGACCAACTACAGCCAGCCGCCGATCGCGCAACTGCAATGGGCGCTCGACGCTGATGATCTGGCAATTCCGCTTTACCGGGTGCTGCGCACCAAGCGCACCACCGAGGGTGACTTCGAAATCAGTGCGCTGCAGTTCAACCCGAGCAAGTTCGCGCACATCGACACCGGCGCTCGGCTGGAAGAACGGCCGATCAGCGTAATCCCGATCACCGTCGTCCCGGCGCCGGCGAGCGTGACAGTGGTCTCGACGTCGTCGGTCATCCAGGGATTGGCCGTGGCCACCATGACCATCAGTTGGCCCGCCGTGGATGGCGCGGTCGGCTATGACGTGGAGTGGCGCAAGGACAGCGGTAACTGGATCAAGCTCCAGCGCACCGGCATGACCAACGTGGACGTGGACGGGATCTACGCCGGTGCCTACGTGGCCCGTGTCCGTGCGGTAAGCGCGTATGACATCACGTCGATCTGGCGCAACTCAATTCTGACCAACCTCAGCGGCAAGCAGGGATTGCCGCCGGCGTTGAGCTATCTGACGACCACGCCACTGTTGTTCGGCATCTATCTGAAGTGGGGATTCCCGGCGGGTGCCGAGGACAGCCAGCGGACGGAGATCTGGTACGGCCCGACGACCAGTCTGGAGGCCGCCACGAAGCTGACCGATCTGGCGTACCCGCAGAGCGATTTCTCCATGCTCGGTCTGCGCGCCGGCGTGACCTTCTACTTCTGGGGCCGGATCGTCGACAAGATCGGGAACATCGGACCGTGGTATCCGATCGGCATTGGTGTTCAAGGGCAGTCAAGCGCGGACGCGGCGGCGATTTTGGAAATGATCGCCGGCGAGATTGGCCGGACAGAGTTGGGGCAGGACATCCTCGACGAGATCGACAAGATCCCGGGTTTGCAGGCTCAGATCGATGCGCTGGATGGCCTGAAGGGCTACGACCCGGAGGCCACCTACGCGGAATACGATCTGGTGGTGCAGGGCAAGCGGATTTATCAGGCCACCGGCCCAGTGCCTGTCGACACTCCGCCGCCGAATCCTGCGTATTGGCTCGATGTGGGCCAGACCGTGGAGACGGCAAACGGACTTGCCCAGCAGGTGGCGACCAACACCGCCGAGATCACAGAGCTTGACGGCGTGGTCACTGCCCAAGCGACTGCTTTTCAGGCTCTGCGTGCTTCATGGCGCGAGGATGACGGGGAGGGCGATCTGAACGGTGCGCTGAAGGAGTGGGGCAGCACGGCGGCGATTGCGAGCGAGGACAGGGTTCGCTCATCAGAAAACATGGCAACCGCCAGATCCGTGAAGACCTTGACGGCGGAAGTCGGTGAAAACTCTGCTTCTGTAACCGATCTGCGCCAAGTGGTTGCCACAGACAAAGAGGCAACCGCTCAGGCAATTACCCAGGTCAACGTGAAAGTCGGTGAGAACACAGCCGCCATTCAGGAGACGTCCACGGCCTACGCTGATACCAGCGGAAAACTGTCAACCATGTGGTCGGTGAAGATGCAGGTTGCGGCAGATGGTAAGTACATCGCTGCCGGTATCGGTTTGGGCATTGAGAACACCGGGGCAGGGCTGCAAAGCCAGTTCCTAGTGGCGGCGGATCGGTTCGCGATCGTCAACACCATTGCCGGGGGGGCCATCTCTGTTCCGTTTGCGGTGCAGGGCGGCCAGGTGTTCATAAACTCGGCTTTCATCGCTGATGGAACTATCACCAACGCCAAGATTGGCAGCTTCATCAGCTCCACCAACTACATCGCTGGCCAGCAAGGCTGGATTCTCAATAAAGACGGAACGCTTGAGATCAACGGCATCGTGCCCGGGCAGGGGAAGTTGATCATCAACTCTCTGAATGTCTCGGTTTACGACGCAAACGGTGTGTTGCGCGTTCGTCTCGGCTATCTGGGGTAATCAATGGCCTTATTTGGATTGCGTGTTTTTGACGAGAATGGATTTCTCGCCATGGACACCAACAGCTTTACCTACCAGGTGCTCTGGCAGGGCGTGCTTGATTTCAGCACGTCAGCCTCCAGTAAAACTGTACTCATTCCGGGGTTCGACCCGGCGACTTGCGTGTTTATGATCATTCCGACAAGGGTGCAGGATGTTCAATCCTCGGAAGCTGACGGCTCTGGAAACCAGAAGTCCTATCCCTACGTAAGTACCTCCGTTGGGCAGGTCGTTGTCACGCCATACAACCCGTCCTCCACAACTGGCACGATCCCCTCAAGGGTTATTGCCAAGGGTTACGCTGTGAGGTTTGCATGAGTGGTTACGGCTTTCAAAGCATCAATGACAACGCGTTCGTGCAGATTGATTCTGATGCTCCCCGGCTTTGTTTGCTCACCAAGGGAGCGTATTCAGGAGTAACTTCTGCAACTGGCGTGTTTGCTCGGGCAGTGACAAGCGTGGATCCGCCGATCGTCTTCATTCGGCCGGATGCTTCCGGTGGGATTCAGGTTCCGATTTCGGTCTGGTTCACCGGCGGCGCGGGTAACTGGACCGGTTTCACGATGCTGGCTTCTAACGTCAACAGCACGCTGAGTGGTCAGTACTTTGTGGCGGCCTGGGCATCGATGGGGACTGCTGCTTATGGAATGCGTCTTTGGGATCAGAACGGGGCACTGGTTTACGACAGCGGTGCGCCGGCGGTCGTCGTGACCTTCGCGGCCGGGAACTGGACTTACCTCGGAAACGAGTTGCTCACCGCTGGTCGTCGGTACTTCTGGGGAATCAACAAAGCGCTCGGCCCCGGGGAGTTCGTGTCTCTGAATCCCTTCACGATGAACTGTCACAACGCCTCATCCGGAGGTGGCTGCGCGCTGGGCGTCGACTATGCCAACGGTCGAATCATGATGTACAGCCTGGCCTCAAACGCCTGGACCGATCAAGGCCACCGGCCATTCCTCTGCGCCAAGTTACTGGCCTGACTCCCAACTTTCTGGAGATACTCGATGCCCTGGTACAAAACCGGGACGGTTTCTGTCGTCCAAAATTCCAATGCCGTTATCGGTACGGGAACAGAGTTCATTGCAGGTTGCCGCGTAGGTGATGCGTTCCGCGGCCCAGATGCTGGATGGTACGAGATTATCGGCATCAGCAGCGATACGACGATTTCCATCTCCCCGAACTATCAAGGCGCCACAAATGCTGCCGGGGTCTACGCGCTGGCGCCGATGCAGGGTTACGTCAAGGATTCAGCCGACGCGTTGCGAGCGTTGCTGAACCAGTTCGGCGGCGTTTTGGGGGTTCTTGGAAATACGCCGACGCAGGCGGGCGTTCGATCCTCCTTAAACCTGATCAATACCGATGGCTTGCCGGAGGGGCCGACCAATCTTTACCACACCTCGCCGCGCACCTTGGCAACAGCGCTCACCGGTCTCAACCTTACGGATTCAACAGCGGTGGTTTCGACCGACTCGGTGCTGGTGGCCACGGGGAAGTTGCAGGCTCAAGTCTCGGCGGCATTGCCGAAAGCGGGCGGAACACTCACCGGCCCGGTCAACGATGCCCCGGTACAGCCTCTGGTCTCGGCGGCAACCGTGAACATTGGAGCATCGACCTCCAACGTCGTGGCGATCAGCGGAATCACGACCATTACCGGCTTCGGTACGATCGCGGCTGGCGCCCGGCGCACGGTCAGGTTCACCAGCGCGCTCGTTCTGACGCACAACGCTACATCGCTGATCCTCCCTACCGGCGCCAGCATCACGACCGCTGCCAACGACTCTGCTGAATTCCTGAGTTTGGGTGGTGGTAACTGGTTTTGCCTACGCTACAACCCGGCGAGCGGGAAGGCCCTGACGTTCGCTTATGACCGGTCGAACATAGTCGGAACGGTGAGCCAAGCCGGTGGCGTGCCCACTGGAGCAGTTGTCGAAGCCGGGTCGAGTGCAAACGGTCAGTACACGAAGTTTGCAGACGGCACCATGATTTGTCGGCTGCTGTTCACTGGGCTCTCGATCGCGATGAACTCAAGCTACGGGAGCGGTACGGTCGGGACCGCGAACTGGGCGTATCCAGCTGCCTTTGTATCGACCCCAATCCTGGCGCTTGGGGCGAGAGGGGCTGGCAAGTTCACCACTACATCTCCTGCAGATGCGGCTTCCGCAACGCTCGGGTCTTTCCTTGTATTCGACCCGGCAGGCGGCATCTATACGGGTTCATTCAACTGCTTTTTCTTGGCCGTGGGCCGGTGGTTCTGATGAAAATTAATCTATCCCCACAGCGTCGCGACGACACGCTTGAACTATCGCGTGCTGGCGCGGTGCTGACCGTCAATGGCGAGGCTTTCGACTTCTCCCAGATGGCTGCCGGAGACACGCTGCCAGCAGCCGCGATCAGCTCATCGTGGTTCGCCGGTGAGGTGAACAACATTGCCGGTGAGCTCGAACTGACACTGCTTCTTCCGTTGCCGGTCAATTTCAGCCCGGAGCAGGCGTTTCCCGAACCGCTGCTGAATGTTCAGGATGGTCCGGTGGCCTTGCCGCAGCCGTTACCAGCACCAGATACAGCGCAGGTCGGAGGGTTTGAAGAATGAATATCGACTGGTCCCAGCTCATCACCAAATCAATGAAGGACGCCGCCGAGCAGGCCGCTCAGCTGTCGGCAGCCAAAGCGGAACTGTCCTCTCGAAACACCCGAGCGCTAGCGCAGATTTCCCGCATTCAGGAGCGCATCGACACCATCGGGTACGGCATCGACGCAGGCGAGGCGACACCCGAGGACGAAGCCGAGCAGTCCGCGTTGCTGGTTAACGTGAAGGCTTGGAAAAACTACAAGTTTTCTCTGGGCAAAGTCACGGTTCAGCCGGGCTGGTACGCGGCTCCGGTATGGCCAACCGAGCCGAAGGTGCCCGTGATCGTGGCGGATCCACAGACAGTGGCTGCCGATCTCATCTGAATTCAAGCAGCACGACGCGCCCGCCATCGAGCGGGCATTTTTTTGTCTGGAGAAAAGTATGACTGTTACCGAAAAAGACCGCGACGTACTCGCTCGAACCATCTGGGGCGAGGCTCGCGGTGAGAGTTCCGGCGGCCGAGTGGCCGTTGCCTGGACTATTCGCAACCGCGTATTCGACGGCAAGACCAATTCATGGTGGGGGGAGGGCTACGCCGGCGTTTGCCAGAAGCCCTACCAGTTCAGTTGCTGGAACAGGAATGACCCGAACTTTCCATTTCTGAGCGGAGCGCGGCAGATCCCGTTCCGCGAACTAGCCCAAGCGCGGATAGCTGCTGACCAGGTAATCGACGACAAGGTGCCTGATCCCACCGGCGGCGCCACGCACTACTACGCGCTCAGCATGACGACACCACCAGCGTGGGTGGCGAAGGCCAAGCAAACCTTGAAGCTGGGCGGGCACGTGTTCTTCAAGGATGTGCCGTGATGGTCGTGCCGTGGAGAGTTGTCAGCGCGGTAGTGCTGGCGCTCGCCGGCGCTGCCTTGGCTTGGCAGGTTCAGGACTGGCGATTCGGCAAACAGCTGGCCGAGCAGTCCAGGCTGCACACCGAAACCCTGAATCAGCTGACCCAGGCCGCCGCTACCGCGCAGCTGGCCGAGCAGGACAAGCGGCTGGCGCTCGAGGAGCGTCTGGCGGCCAGTGACAAAACCCACACCGAGAAAATGACCAATGCTCAAAAAGCCCAGGCTCTTCTGCGCGATCGCCTTGCCACTTCTGATCTGCGGCTGTCAGTCCTCATCGACTCGGCTTCAGCCAGTGGCTGTTCAGTGCCTGCCACCGCCGGCGCCGGCGGCGTGGATCATGCAGCCGTACGAGCCCGACTTGACCCAGCGCATGCTCAACGAATTGTCGCCATCACCGACGAAGGCGATCGTGGACTGATAGCGCTACGGGCCTGCCAGGCGTACGTGCGAGAAATCACGCGTTGATGGGGCGGATCAGGTCGGGGCCTTGGTTGCGGACATTGCCGACGGCGCGGTCGATCTTGAACCATTCGAAAGCCTCAGATGGCTCTCCCTGGTGCAGCACCATCTGCTCGGCGCGTTCTTTCGGTGTCGCTGGGTCCAGCCATTCGCGGGCAAGCTCTGGCGAGAGAACTACCGGGCGCCGGTCATGAATGTCGACCATGCCGCCCGCGCTGTCGGCGGTGATAATGACAAAGCCGTCATGCTCGCCTGGATCATGCTCATCGTTCGGATACTGGCCGATCGCGGCGCAGAGGATTGGCGACTGGTCCCGATGCCTGATCAGGTATGGCTGCTTCTTCGGGCCACCCTCGTCAACCCACTCGAACCAGTTGTTGATCGCGATGATTGCCCGGTGCGGCCAGATGGCGCGGAAGAATGGACCGTGGGCGACTTTCTCGACCCTGGCGTTGATCGGTACGGCGCGATCCTTGGCCCAGTGCGGGCGCCATCCCCAGCGGACCATGTCGGCGTGCAGGAACTGACCTTCCTGATGGAAGAGGGCAAGCTGGGCGGTCGGCGCGGCGTTGTACCGCTCGAGAGGCTGCTCGCCGGTTGAGTTGATAAGGGCGTTCGGCATGCTGAGCGCTGCCACGAAGTCGTGAATGCCGCTGTATTGGGAGAGTCGTCCGCACATTGCCAGATCCTCGCATGAGCTTTCAGCGTAGACCTGCTGGTGCTGGCTTTGTCACAAAACC